CTAATTCTAAGTCAGATATTATTTTTAATACTTCTTCTTCATTATCTTTATTTCTGAATAATTCATCTGGTAAATACATTATTTAATCCCCTCTTCATTCATAGCATTAACTAACACATTCTGATAAACAAAATTCTCTGAATGCGTTAATTGTTCATCCTTATTAAGTTTACTGAATATACTGTCTATATCTTTAATCATATAGTCCTTATATTTTCTTTGGTTAGGTGCATTTTCTAAAAACTTATCTATTAGTCTTTCTTTATGTTCTAATATGTAATCTTTATACTGTAAACCATATTGTTGCCAATTATGTTCAATTTTACCTATTTGATTTGCAAGTTCATTCCATTGTGAATTTTGACCGTTTAACCTGTCATTCCATGCTATCTCACCTAAATCAATTATATTATTTATCGAACTATATTTTTCTAGCTTTTTCAATCTAGGTACAGTATCAAGTAGATATTCTGCATAAGCTGGGCTTAATTGTTCCTTGATACCTAATCTACTTATAGCATAATGAGAAGAACTTTCTGCGAATGTTTCTTCTATTGCCAACGATGGTTCGTTCATTGAACCGTTAGAGAAATAATCAAATTTACGTCCGTGACCTTTAGCGTGATAAGCTTCATGTAATATAGTTTTTAATTGATAATTTTTACCTCTATCATCATTTTCTTCTAAACTATAACCTGTAATGATTAATCTATCTCCATCAGAATCAAAACTGCAATAACCTCTAGCACTTTTTCCTGTATGATAACCTACTGGTATTTTTTCTAAACCTAATCTATCTAATAAATCTCTAGCGATACTTAAACGTTGTCTGTTTTTGAATTGTAAACCGTTTGACATTTTATCAAACGGATTTTCTTCTTTAATTATATCACCTTTATTATCTTCTTGTAAATTATTATCCAGCCCTCTTGCTTTACGATATTCAGCTATCTCTTTATCTAGTTTTTCGCTATCGTAATAAGCTGCACTTGAACATTTACAAAACGGATGCATAGGATAGTAATTTACACCTACTTCTCTATCTTTAATCTTAAAATATTGTCCATCAAGAGGTTTGCAAATATCACACGCTGTTGGTTCAGAGATATACACATACTCTTCATAGCCTGCTTGCTCCATGCTATCTATTTGAACATCTCCTTGAACTCGTGCCGCTTCAGTTACCAATAGTCTTTTAGCTTCATGAACACCAACATCAAACTGTTTTCTAAGTCGTCCTACTAATTCAGTTGAGTTTCCACCTTGAATGATAGAACGTCTTAACATAACTTCAATAGTATTCATTAAAGCCTTTTGATTAGTCCACAATGTTTGACTGAAATTCCCGTATTTATAATCACTATTCACAATTGCTTTAATACCTTCTTTACTGTATCTCAATTCAGTATCTAGTATTCCAGCCTGTCTAGCATATTCTGTCTTACCTAACTTTTCTAAGTGATCAGTTATTTCTTTGTTATTTTCTTCAGTTAAGTTTGTTAAGTGTAAGTTTATTTCCGCTTTTAATAACTCTAACCTATTAATTCTCATAGTAGCATTATAAAGCTTCAACTCTTCATTAGCTTCTGGGCTAAAATCTTTGTTCTTAACATACTCTTTTGCTTTCTTCTGAAAGGCTTTTACATCGTGCTCAGATACTCTCTTTTGTGCTTCCTCTATAGAAATACCTGAGACCTTTGAATAACGTTCATAGAACACTTTAATTTGATGTTCTACATCTGCTAAGGTAATAACAAAATTCTTTTCAATCTGTGACATCGTTTCTTTTTCATCTTTAATTTGATTGAGTTGGTTCGCTAATTCTCTTCTCTTCCAGTAATTAAACGATTGTTTCATCTACTATCACCTCTTCACCATCGTGTAAGTAGCTTTCTATATCCATCTCATTTAGTCCTAAGTCTTTTAAGAATTTCCTTGCTAATGCTTCACTATAATCTCCAGCTTTGAATTTTTTAAGTATACTTGTGATTTTATAAAGTAGTTTTCCTTTATCAACATCGTATCCAGTATTTTCTTCAGTAACTGTTGGAGTGTCAAGTAGTTCTTGTTCTTTTTTTGGGTCATCTACAATTCCAGTTAATCTCATTGCTGTTTCATTAGTAACCATTCCTCCTAATGATTTAAAAGCGTTAATAGTCTCTTCAAGTGCTTTAGGTAGGTTAGGATTAAATGTGATTTTAAGTTTTGAAATATCAAAATCAGTAAGTTCTTTTACATAATCACCGATATTAGCTATAAGTTGGTATCTACGTTTTAAACTTTTCTCAAACAACGATTGAGTGTCTACTCTTGCTTGCTCCAGTCCAAACAGTTTATACTTCATAGCTTCACCGCTTTGAACACCATTGAAATTTTGGTCTGTCATATCTGGAGTGTTAGTATACTTATGAATATCATTTACAATACGTTTTTTATAAGACTCAACACCGTTTACATCATACTGTTTATAAAGGTATTTAGCGTCAACTTTACCTTCAGTACCATTAATATCAACAGGTGGTTTTAACTGAAGTAACCTTGCACGTCTCATTTTACGCATATATTCAATTTGTTTTTTGTTGTCACCTAATACATCATCTGGAAAAGCTACTTGTCCGAATATCGCAAGAATAGCATCAGAAGTATCAGTCATATAGTTTGCTGTGTCAGATTGAACTGCATCGTATGAGTCGATTAATGATAGCTCGCTTTCGTAATCTCCCATACCCTCAGCCGTGTTGAGATATTCTGTGATAGGTACATCGTTAAACATATGAGGCTCGATTGCTAACTTAGTAATTACACCTTCTATCATTTGACACTTATAAATAACATCTTTAATATACACATCGATAAAATGTTTCTTGTTATCTGAAAGCCCTACAGAGTAATACCTTACACCAGCTAACATTTTATCTTCTAAAGTATTATCATAAATCACAAATGTATTTAATGGATCTAGTCTCTTAACTTTAGTTACATCCTCCATTGAACGATACACTAAATCGTATGCTCTACCTACTTTCGATAAATCTAATACAAGCATTCTGTTTAAATCATGAAAGCTATTGACTTTAGCTATTTCTTTCAGTACTTCATCTGTTGCACTATTTTCTTCTCCGTCTTCGTATTCAACTTGAATAGGTTTACCAACTAAATATCCTTGCTTAAATACAGATATACTCTTACCAAAATTATGAATTATTCTAGTATCCGCCATATCTTGCTCACTACGTCTTTGTTGAATGCTAATAGTATGGTTGTTACCTTCTGCATAATCGTATAATTCTTGAATTCTAGGACGTTGTGTACTTTTGTGATGCTCCAGGAATTCCCTTAAGACTTTATACTCATTCTCAAATAGTTCTTCAACGTTATTAATTCTGTAACGCATTCTAGACTCTCTATGAAATCTAAGTGTCAAAGTTTTACTTTTACCTGTACTATCAACGAATGTTTCATTATATGCCATTTATTATCCTTTCCCAAATCCAGCAACAAGCGTGCTGTATTGATTATCTTGTTTATTTTGTTGACCAATAATATTAATGTAAGGTATATATCCGTATTGACTAGCGTTGATAGTATGGTCATTTCTATCTTCTGGTTCGTCTTTATCTTCTTTCCACGAATATATATTTAACTCTCTGATATGTTCTTCACAGTGGTTTAACACTAAGTATTTTAAATTCTTCATCCAACCACTTGAAATATTAATTCTATCTATGATTCTTACACGCTTATCAGCGTTATAAAACTCATATATCAAACCTTTTTGTTGTTTATACTTTCTTAATTCCATCATCGTTGCCTGGTCAGCGTTATCAACATAAACTTTACGACAGAAGCCCCACTTATCTTTACAGTAATCTAAAAAGTTATGTAATTTTACTGCAACGTCTGAAGGTGCTATTTTACTGTTGTTAAAGTCTTTATTGTTATAAGTTTTCTCTTCAAGTGCTATCAGTTCACCGTCCGTTGTGATACCTTGAAAAATAAACGATATTGTATCTTCAGTCTTATCTGAGTAAGATGTATCGACACCACATGAATAGCGAATAAATGTTTTAGTTCTTGCTATATCTTCAGTTATAACGTTTGATTTTCTATCAAACATACTGAATACTAAACCTTCTGCACGCCCTCTTAAACCTTGAATTTTGTTCTTATAAAGTTTTGTACCGACTGCAACTGTATTTTTAATCTTTTCTTTCTTTTCTTCAGATAGTCCATAATTATGATCAAAAGAAAAAAACCAGTAAGTCCAATTAGCTTGTTCTGGTTCAATTAACATTTCTCTTATTTCCTGCGGTGTGTCATATTCATATTTAGGTAACGCTCTAAACCTGTTTATATACCTTGAATAGATAGGGAGTGTAGGGTCGTCTGGATTCATCGTACACATCCAATAATCACATCTCATAGTTGCTTCTTGTACAAAATCAATATCAGCTGTATTTATTTCATCAATAAAACCACAACCAAACTGTGAACCTAACGCTTTTTCCCATTTATCTCTTGATGAATAACCTAAAATAAATATAATTTTCTCACCGCTGGGAGTATCATATTTGATATGCGGTATTTTATAGTTAGCATCACCATTACCACGATATACTATGTATTCTTCAAATATATCAGTAATCCCTAAATCTGATTGAATTATATTCTTCTCAGCATCTCCTACAGACTTCGCACTAATGAAATGTAATTTTTGTTTACTCTGTGCAACTTTCAACATGAATTTAACAACACCTACAGTCGTTTTTCCTGCTGCTGTTGTTCCTTCTAGTGCTTCCGCTTCTGCTTTATGCTTTAAGAAATATTTATACTTCGGAGATAACACAATGTTATTCATCGTCTTTCTCCTCTAGTTGAGTTAAGATACTTTCAAGTTTACTATTTGTAGTTACGTTCATTTCAATTTTTTCTGAAGTTAAACCGTATCTTTTCGCTAATTCAACCGCAGCACTTTTTCTCGTTGCTGCATTAGGTTTAACCTCTATAATTTGCTGTGCTCCATTT